TATCCGTCAGTACATATCCAGTTTAGAGATTGCTGCAGATGACAATGTTTATATTGGCAAGTTGGATAATAAAAAGCAAAAATCTATTGGTGTTTACAGCCGCCCAACCTCCGGCCCAGCCAATATTGCTATCGGTGGACTGGAATGCACCACCTACGACACAAAGCCGATTTCGCTCCTCGTCCATTGGAACAAAATCAAAGATGAGACAGAGAGAACGGCCTATAATTTATACGTGAAACTAAGAAATGTAACCAGCCTTACCATAGGAGATACCCATATCAATTATCTGCGCCTGATGGTACCAGAACCGCAGGACGTTGGCTCAGATGATGCAGGGGTGTACGAATATGTGATCTGGCTGGATTTTATTTATAGCAGAAAGGATTTGGTGAAATAATGGCAGAAGCTAAAGTGTATCCGGTCAATAACAATAAATTCAAGGTAGGGCTTGGCGGCAATAAAGAAACTATGGTCACAGTTGCCAATCTTACCAACTTTGCGCCCAGCATTGAGGGTGGCGTAGAGGAGTGGAATGCCATGGAGCATGAAGGCTGGGGAGACGCAATGATGACCAGTAAGAAGCTGTCCTTCTCCTTCCAGGGGAAGCGTACTTACGGGGATCCTGGCAATGATTATGTTGCTGGCCTTGCCTGGAAATCTGGAAATGATGTAGTAGCACCATTTGAATGGGAAATGCCTTCCGGGGCAAAAGTCGCCTTTGATGCAATTATCAATGTAACCACTCCAGCCGGTGGTGATAGCACGGCGGTTGACGCTCTGGAATTTGAAGTAAAGTGTAAGGGCAAGCCAAATTTTACCCCAGCGGGGGCGTAGATCCTTCTCCTCCCGCGGAACCGGAAGAACCAGAAGAAAATAATGAACCAGATGTAGAGCCAGGGGAATAAAACCTGGCTCTTTTTGAAAGGAGATTTAAACTATGGCAAAAGTGATTGATATTACAGAGAAGCTTACATTCGAAGGAAATCCTTCTTTGATGATTAAGGGAAAGAAGCTGGAAGTAAATGCAGATGCCCCCACCATGTTAAAGGTCATGGGGCTAATGAGTGCGGATGATCCTGGACCTAAGGAGATCATAGAAACCTATGACATGATGTTTCCGGATAAATCTAAGAAAGAAATTGAAAAGCTGGGGCTTGGCTTTAACGATCTGATTGTGGTAGTTCAGGAAGCTGTTGGCCTGATTGTAGGCGGAGTAAACGGCCAGGGAGAGCAGTGACCCGTACTACGATCTATTTGAGGACTGGGATTTAATTATCTCCAGCTTCCTTTCGCAGTACGGGTTGCGCATTCGTACAAAAGAATTTGAGTCTGTGAGCTGGGACGAATTTAAGTCCCTGCTTTCAGGAATGGACCCGGAAACTCCTCTGGGGCGCATTGTAGCAATCCGATCAGAGGCGGACAAGAATGTTATCAAGAACTTTAACAGCGACCAAAAGCGCATATACGATGACTGGAGAAACCGGAAAGCTGAGATTATGACTCCAGAAACATACGACCAGGAAATGATGGCACTAGAGCAGATGTTTGCGCAGCTATGTGGGAGGTGATCAACATTGAGAGGATAAAGGTTAAATGTCCCCACTGCGGATACGAACAAAATATTTTATATGATAAAAAGAATGCATCCTGCAAGGGTGTTTTTTTACGGTGTAAAGCAAGACATTGTAAAAAAGATTTTGAACTGATAATTAATCAAGACAAGTAGTGCCACTGTGCCGATGTCTGCCTGAAACAGATAAAGGTAGGTGGTATAAGTGGCTGAAAGTGTAGGTCAGATCGGTCTTGACCTGGTAGTAAATAAAAATAGTTTTGATAAACAAATGGCCAGTATTCAGGGGACAGCGGGTAAGGCTGGAAATTCTTTGGCGGCGCAGATGTCAGGATTTGCAACCAAAATAGGCGGGGCTTTGGCTGCCGCTTTTGCGGTAAAAAAGATTGTTGATTTTGGGGCCTCCTGCATTGAACTTGGATCCGATCTTACTGAAGTACAGAACGTTGTTGACGTGACGTTCCCTCGAATGTCCCAGCAAGTAAATGATTTTGCCAAGAATGCAGCACAGTCCTTTGGACTATCTGAGACTATGGCAAAGAAGTTTACTGGTACGTTTGGGGCCATGGCCAAGGCTTTTGGTTTTTCTGAAGGTGCGGCCTATGACATGTCCACAACCCTGACTGGTCTGGCCGGTGATGTGGCGTCCTTTTACAACCTATCGCAGGACGAAGCATACACAAAGTTAAAATCCGTATTTACGGGTGAGACTGAGACTTTAAAGGATCTGGGTATTGTTATGACCCAGAACGCCCTTGACAGCTACGCTCTTGCCAATGGCTATGGAAAAGTAACGGCTAAAATGTCCGAAGCTGAAAAGGTGGCCCTGCGGTATAAGTTCGTACAGGACCAGCTGGCACTTGCCACCGGTGATTTTACCAGAACCAGCGACCAATGGGCCAACCAGGTAAGGATCCTGCAATTACAGTTTGATTCCCTAAAGGCAACTATCGGCCAGGGCCTTATTAATGTTCTTACGCCGGTGATTCAGGTAATCAATACGATCATTGGAAAACTGATGAGCCTTGCCAATGCTTTCAAAGCTTTCACAGAGATGGTTTCCGGAAAGAAAGGCTCTGGTGGCGGTGTAGCTTCCGCAGCGGCGACTGGCATGGACGCAGATACTAATGCGGCGGACAATGCCTCCGGAGCAATAAGCGGAACTGGTGGAGCTGCCAAGAAAGCAGCCAAGGACATGAAGGGTATGTCCACCGGAATTGATGAATTAAATATTATCAATCCAAGCACCGGCAGCGGTGGTGGATCTGGTGGTGATGGCGGAGCCGGCGGGTACAATGCGGATGAGTTTGACATGGGTGCCCTGGATACCGAAGCGGATGACTTGGGGAATAAATACCAAGACCTTATTGATAGGGCGCGGGAGCTTGCCAGCCTTTTTGAAGGTGGATTTAACATTGGCTTTGGGGATATGTCGGTACTGGACAGCGTGCAGAATTCCATAAAAGGGATTGGACAGAGCTTAAAAGGGATTTTTACAGATCCAGATGTTTTGGCATCCGGGAATGACTTTGCAAACAGGATAGCCCTTAACTTGGGTAAAACCGCGGGGAGCATGGTTTCCATTGGTGCCACCATTGCAGATAACCTGCTGGGTGGAATTAATAAGTACTTAGAGCATAATAGTACTCGGATTAAAGATTACCTGGTATCAATGTTTGATATCGGTGGGGAAATGGCTGACATTGTTGGTAGTTTCAATGTAGCTTTTGCAGAGATTTTCTCCGCATTCCGAAGTGACAGTGCAAAGCAGATCACCGCTGATATTATCGGGATTTTTTCTAATACCTTTATGGGTGTCACGGAGCTGGCCGGAAAACTGGGCAGAGATGTCCTGGACATGATAACGGCTCCATTTATACAAAACAAGGATCTGATTAAGCAAACACTGGAAGATACGTTTTCTGCGGTGGAGCCTATTTTTTCAGAATTAAAATCCATTGTTGATGAGGTATTTACAAAGATAAATGAAAACTATGAGACACACATCAAGCCGATGCATGAAGCCTTTAAGCAAGGCTTTACGGAGATAGCAGAAAAATTCTTAGATCTTTATAACACCTATTTTCTTCCTATTCTTACGAACTTGTCTGTGCAGTTTCAGGATTTTAGGGAGCAGTATCTTTCTCAACTCATTGATAAGTTCCTGGATTTTTCGGGTAAAGTTGCTGATGCAATTACTTTACTTTGGGAAAATGTTTTAATGCCTTATACCTTGTGGTTCATGGAAACGGCATATCCGATTATAGCGGAATTTATCCAGAATGTAATTGATGGGTTTTTCAAGTTCTCAGAAGGAATAAGTGAGGTAATCGGTGATGTATTAACCGTACTTGGTGGGCTCATTGACTTTGTCGTGGGCGTGTTTACCGGAAACTGGTCACTTGCCTGGGAAGGGATTAAAAGCATTTTCTCCGGTATCTGGGATGCCATAGTTGATATTATAGACTTGGCGACGGAGACCGTGGATTCCATTGTCCAGACGGCTCTTGATTTTATTAAGTCCGCTTGGGAATCGTACTGGGGTGGGATAAAAAGCTTTTCAGCAAATATCTGGACTGCTATACAGGATAATATCATGAAAGTTTCAGAGGCTATTAGGCTCTGGATTGCTAATAAGCTTGTGGAAATTAACACAAAGTGGACTGAGGTGTGGACCTCTATTTCCACTTATGCATCTGAAACATGGGATTCTATCAAGAATAAAGCGACTGAGATATTTGAAGCGATCCGGGATAAGCTGTCTGAAATATGGGGCAGTGTAAAGTCCACCATTGAAGAAAAATGGAATGCCATTAAAGAGTGGTTCGACCAGATATGGCAGAAGATCAAGGACGTATTCAAACTTGATGAAATGCTGGAAATCGGCAAAGGCGTTATGAATAAACTCTGGGACGGTATGCAGGAGGTGTGGAAGAGTATCACAAACTGGCTAGATGGTGTCGTAAAAGCAGTGGGGGAAGCCTGGGATAAGGTGGTCAGCGGAGCTAAGAATCTATTCAGCAAAGCTAAGGATGATGCAGAAGAAGAGGAAGAAAAAGATTCCTCTGGTCCTGGAAGTAGTGGAGGTCATGTAAACAGTGGTCCAGGTGTAAAGGGCCATGCAACCGGCGGCTTCCCGACTTCTGGTAGTTTGTTTGTTGCCAATGAAAATGGAAATCCGGAAATGGTAGGCAACTGGGGAGGTAAAGCTGCAGTCGCAAACAATATGCAGATTACAGAAGGTATTACAAGAGCCGTGCAGTATGGTATGAGATCTGCCATAGCGCCACTGGCTTCCAGCATGAGTGCAATTGTCAGCAATGCAACTCCTCAGTTGTCCCTGATCGGAACTACAGGCCGGAGCACCGGCGCAGCGGATCAGGTCCAGAACATGGCAAACCATGTCATGGCTATGCCCACAGAAAGTATGTCTGATCATTACCTATCCATTATGGTGGATCTGCTCCAAAAGATTATTGATTTAATTGAAGCAATGGACCTGACTGTAAATATTGATATTCGGGAGATTAAAAGTAAACTTGCCGATCTGGATAAGAGGAGCGGTTTTTCAATGAGAACAACGTAAAGGAGGCGGTGCCGTATGGCAATACTCACAATCAATGGCCGGGAGTTTCCGTCTCCCGACATTGGTGGAAACTTAATAATAGCAACAAATGTAGACGACGGAAATAATGCCCTGGGAGAGTTTATAGGTCAGAAAGTAGGGAGAGATAAGCATAAGTTTGATGGATTACAGTGGAAGTTTTTAGACGCTGCCACCTGGTCTGCCATGCTGCAGGAGTTTGATAAGTTTGTAGTAACGGCCCGAATTCCGGACATGG